AGGGGTATTCGGTGGAGCTTTATTCGCTGCTATGCATGGAAGTCTTGTTACATCTTCGCTTATTCGTGAGACGACTGGCTTAGAATCTCAAAACTATGGATACAAATTCGGTCAAGAGGAAGAGACGTATAACATTGTTGCGGCTCATGGCTACTTTGGGAGACTCATATTCCAGTATGCTAGCTTTAATAATAGCCGTAGTTTACATTTCTTCCTGGCTGCTTGGCCCGTCACTTGCATATGGCTTACCGCTATGGGAGTCTCCACTATGGCTTTTAATCTCAACGGCTTTAACTTTAACCAGTCAGTCGTCGATGCCAGTGGACGGACAGTCCCAACTTGGGCTGATGTCCTGAACCGTGCCGACTTAGGTATGGAAGTAATGCATGAAAGGAATGCACATAATTTTCCGCTTGACTTAGCTGCTAAAGAAGTCACACCAATCGCTTAACATCACGTCCGTTCATCCATCATTCATGGACGCATGAAACCTAGGCATGGAACGGGGTCTAGGTAAATAGGTATTTACAATGACTGTAACACTTGTTTATCGTGGTGTATCTTACACTAAAACAACAAAATCTTAATTTAATTAAAATGAACAAACTTGCACTTGTCCTAGCAACCACTCTTGTTTCTACACCTGCAATGGCTGGACCTTATGTTAACGTAGAAACTAATGCTAACTACACAGCTTCTAACTACGAGTCAAGATCTACTGATCTTCACTTAGGTTTTGAAGGTGATGTAGGTAAGCTTGCTTACTATGTACAAGGTGGTAGAACTATCAATGCTGTCGATGGTGCTGATTCTGAATCAGTTACTACTGGTAAGCTTGGTGGTTCCGTAGCTGCTACAGAAAAGCTAGGTGTATATGGTGAAGTATCATTCGCTAACTTATTTAACGAAGATACCGACAATACATACGGTACAAAGCTTGGAGCTAAGTTCAGCTTCTAAGTGAAACGCTTTAATGAATTATGGATAGTAGTCTTCGGATTACTATTCTTTTTTATATTGGTAGAAGGAGCACACCTCCAATACCATAGGTCAGAGACACCTCAGTGTCGGATCTCTGACTAATTCCCTTGACCTTACCCGCTACGGTCCGTTGTAGTCGGTCAAGGAATGAACACTGGTATGGCGGAACCATACTGGACTCGATTAATCAATAACAATGCCCTTTTATTCAAATACAACTCAAGGAACTGTAAACTATTCTCCTGGTACTATTAATGCTAGTTTAATTTTACCTAATGATACAGCCGTAAATAACTCTACTACTCTATCAGCAATAGATGAATTTAAACTTGCAGTTGGTAAGTATGAAAGATTTATACTAAAGTATACTCTATTCACTGCTCATGATGCTACTTCAGATATTAAAGTTGAGGTTAATGTACCTGCAACACCTACAATTTATAGAGCACAGTTAATATCTGGTGGAGATGAAGGAACTACAACTCTTATTGCAGAAGGAGATTTATCATTAACTACTGATACTGCTAATGATGTGGTAGAAGTAAAAGCACTAGTACAAAATGGTGCTAATGCTGGTGATATTACATTCTCATTTGCCGAAAGAGATGCTGGCGGTGATGGTTTAACTATACTAGGTGGTTCATATCTAGAGTACATCAAGTTCTAAATAACTTAAGATCGGAGACCACCCTCCTTTCTTGCGGGTATAGTTTAGTGGAAAAACTGTAGCCTTCCAAGCTATTGTCATCGGTTCGAATCCGATTACCCGCTTTGGCTTTTGGCCCTGTACGCAGGATACCCTTTAGCCGTCTAGACGGTGGGATAGACCACAACAAAATGATCAAAAAATTTACGT